CGGTCTGGTTCCGTGAAATGGGCTTCACTATGAAGGTTGAAGACCCCGTGTTCGACTTTGAGTCCATTGAATTTTGCCAGAGCCATCCCGTGAGTGACGGTGAGGGCTACGTCATGGTCAGGGGTTTACGGGGGTTTGTTAAAGACGCGTATTCCCTAGTGCCATTGCGCAGTTCATACATGTTACACACTTGGTTGGCCTCTGTGGGTGATGCTGGTATGTCGCTCACTGGAGGTATTCCTATCTGGCAGGAGTATTATGCCGCTTATCAGCGTATGGCTGGTGCGCAGTCCTCTAAGCGCAGACGTCGAGGTGCACGGTATACGCTTGATCAGAGTGCCTTTGAGACGGGAATGATGATGTCTGCTATTGGTATGGACCGTCGTTATGGGCATGTCACGGACTTGGCGAGATATAGTTTCTGGCTGGCCTTTGGCATAACTCCTGACGAGCAGGTCGCCATTGAGGACGTGTATCGTTCCTACGGCTCGGCCGTGATTCCCGCGTTACCTGGGCAAGAGCCCCAGCCTTGCAATGGTTTTCTCACATCCTATGAGAGTGGCGATCTATAGCGCTATGGGGTTCACAAGATTAAATGGCCCAAAACGGTGGTGTTTTTAAACACCTCAATACTTCCGTGCTAACCAAAATGCCGAGAGACTACACGGCGCCGGCCTTCGGGTTCTTGTGGATGTATAGTCCCAGTGTCATCTCCTGGGATCCCATGTTGAGATGGTTAAGTCTAAGAGAAGGGTTAATCCGGTGGTTCTTCCGCCTACTTCGAAGGCCGCTAAGCGTCGAGCCAAGAAAAAGGCCACGCCTTTTGCCGATGCTGGAGAAATCATCGGCAGTAAATTGGGTGCTATTTTTAATTACCCGATTTTACGTGGCGCTGGTCGTTGGCTTGGTTCGGGTATTGGGAATATACTTGGTTCTGGGGACTATGAACTCATGGGCCCCATGCCCAAGTATAATGTCTTGATGAGCGATGCGCAGATTCCAAAGTTTTCCACCACGCGGCAGACCAACGTGGTGTGTCATCGGGAGTACATTGCGGATATTAGCGGCACTGCTGCCTTTACGTTGGCACAGTTTGCACTCAACCCGGGACTATCTAACACATTCCCCTGGTTATCTACTGTAGCTGAAAATTATCAGGAGTACCGATTCCATGGATTAATTTTTGAGTTTCGTAGTTTAATCACTGACTTTGTGTCAAGTGGAGCCCCAGGTGTTGTGATTGCAGCTACTAACTATAATGCAGATGCTCCGCTGTTTAATTCTAAGCAAGAGATGGAGAACTCTGAGTATGCTGTTGCTACCAAACCCACACTCAATTTGGTGCACGCCATTGAGTGTGATGTTTCCCAAACCATACTCCCTGAGAGGTTTGTTCGTACTGGGTCAGTCCCATCCGGGCAGGATCTTAGGTTGTATGACTTGGGTAATGTACAACTTGCCACCCAGGGTAATCCTGTACAGCTCCTTGGTGAACTTTGGGTTTCTTATTGCGTTGAGTTCTACAAGCCGATTCTCCCTGTAACCGTTGGCGGGAATGTTGCCGGACAGGTTGTTCACCGCACGGGCGGGACAGGTGTGTCTCCGCTCGGAACTACCTTTGTCTCGGCAAATGGCCCATTGGGCCTGTCCGTTACTGCAACTAACGTCGCTTGGATCGCTGAGCCGGGTAATAATTACCAACTAACCGTCACCTGGTCTGGTACCGCTGCTACGGTAGCGGGCCCGGTAGTGACGAATAGCTCAAGTCTTAAATTGTTGACTCTTTATGCACCTGGGTCAGGTGGGTATTATGTCCCGGCCAACGGCGTTTCTGCTGCAACGTATACGTTTCAGCAGGCTGTGACTTGTATTGCATCCGGACCAGCCCTAGCGTCTATTGCCTTCAGCACGGGAGGTACCGTCCCTACGGCCTCCGATGTTTCGATCGAATTAACTACCATTGATTCGACCATGATCTATACTTAACTTTATTTGTCAAAACCACTTAAGTGTGGGACCGGGTAAGGTGGCCCGGTATATAAGTTGCTGCGAAGCACGATGGGGTGGCATAGTAGTCATCTTCATCTTCCTGAAAATATTTGCTATTTGTCGTTTATTGTAGATGTGGTATGCGTGCGAGTTTATCACCGGTTGGCGTCGGTGCGCTTCGTAGCCATGCCCAACAGAGTTGGGCTAGGTGCCATGGCCATTCCGCGAGGAGTGGGGGTCCAGGGGCGCTTCCAAGTTAATTTTGAAAATCAC